TTAATACTGTCTTCCCATGACCTCTTGGTATAATGATAGCAGTTTGCTTTACAGCTAAGTCATCTATTGCATCTGCTATCTCATAATGGAAAAAAGGAGTTTCACTCCTCATAAAGTCATCAGGTAAGAATAACTTACCAAATGCTATTAAGTCTTTATGAGCTAACTTAAGAGCTTCTTCTGCTTCTTGAACATTATTGGTATTGATGTTTGCCATATAGGTATACCTGTAATGCTTGTATTACTTTTCTTTGCTCTGTACGGGAGGTTTATCTTTATATTTCTTTTCAAGGTATTTTTTAAACTTTTTTTCATGTCTCATCCATTCAACATATGTAGAAAATACTGACTCTACACTGGTTAATCTACTATGTAAGTTATTAATTGCCGTAGTCATATCTTTTACAGCACCATCGAGGTAGTTTTTAGGTTGTTTACGCTTTCCCATGTTCTATTTTTAAAGGAACCTCCATTTTTTCTATGATGTCAAACATTTTTTTAAGATAATTGACATCTCTTGTGTTTAAGTTGTGTAAGTAAACAGGTATTTCTTTCTTTAAATCCTTCAATTCCTGTATTGACTTATCTAATTCCATTAATTTTCCCAACAGTTTATCTCATTTTCTGTGAATTCCATTGTTACCCAACCTGTTCTTATTAATGGAAAGAAAGAATACCTTGCATATTCCGCATACCTTAAAAAACTACCTCCTCTAACATACCATCTACGTCTTAATGTCTCTTCATCATCCTTTATAACCAAAGAATCCATTGGTTTAACATATAACTGATGATTATGACCTAAAAAGAATACATCCCCTTCACTATATACAGCTGCCATATTATTTAACTCAAGGTCACCATTCTTTGCACCAGATTTTCCATGACCTGAAACTAAATTCCAATCCGAATCTCCTATTGTTATTCTTGAATAACCAGGCATCCTGAAATATGGAACATTTAACTCCTTTGACAAAACTTTACATACATCAAAGTCTAATATATTGAAGCTCCTTAAAAAATCATGGTTTCCACCCCTAATAAACAAACATTTTTCTGCAATAGGCTCAACTAACTTAATAAAGTGAATATATTGTTCATCTGGAGGCATATTCTGACCTCTTTGATTTATATAATAGTGTGGTGGTATGAGTTCTAACAAATCTCCATTACCAAACCACCTTGCATCATCATCTTTTGCTATAATTTTAATAGCTTCTGCAAATTTCTCAATATCAAATTCATTCGCTCCAACATGAATATCTGTTAATCCATGAATCCTTAAAGTTTTATTACTCTCTAATTTGAAAATCTCACCTGGTGAAACAGTAGAATCATCTACTACCTCACTTGACATTGGTGTAGAATACTTTTTCCCACAGGTATTACACTTATACCTCTGTTGAGGCCCTCCAACATTATATCTCTTACCGTCTTTCTTCCCAAAACAAGACCCACAATCTGGACATATCATATATTACTCTCCGTTATTTATTTGTTTCTGTTCTCTATTAGCTCCTTCAAGCTCCTTTCCTGAGAATCCTTGAAAAACACCTAATAGACCTACTTCTCTTTGTTTAATTGTTGTACCAGAAGTCCCTACAATTTTACCAAGCTCCTTAGTAGACTGCAAAATGATATTATCATCTTCACTGTAATCAGACAAATGTTTCAACTTTGATAATATATACTCGTGGTCAATACCTAATCCCTTTGCTACATCTAATACTGATTTTTCAATTTCTTTCATAACTCTTTCCTGTTTTAATAATATTGTTGCCTTCTTCCTTGCCTTATTATCAGACATTTCACTATATGCCTTCTTATATGCATCAATTGCCCCCATACCTACTACAACATTTGTGGCAAACTCTCTCTCCTTATTCGTAACCTTTGTTCTTTCATTAACCCTATTGCCTGCATTCTTTATTGTTTTACTGAATGTATACCTGTTGGGATGGGAACTGAAGTCAGTATCCATGTGGGTGTTTGGTCGATTGAGGAAGGAACCGACAACAGTTCTTACCCATCCTTTAGCAAATTTATAATTCTTTCTATCATTGGGGTGGTTAACATGCTTTGCAACCTTTAATAACTGAATGACACCACCATCATCAGCCTCAACCCAATCATTCTCATCTGCAGCCCTCCAGTCCTGTTTAACTCCTAACTTGCCTGGATTCTCAGCATGGAACTCCTCAACTGAATCATATACAAAATGAGGAACACCTTTAATTTTTGCTGATTGCACTTACAGCCTCTCTTAACTGAGAAGATAAACTATCAATTAAATTATTTACTTCCTCTGGTATCATATATACAGTATTATCAATCTCGATGGGAATGAAACTCTCCTCCAACTGACTGAGGATTCTCTCCTGATCATCTAATGGTAACTTATTGATTTCTTCAATTAATTCGGCCATTTTTATACCACCCCTACTGTTTATTCCCTACCCTGCCACCCTATAAGGTAAACAAAAAAATTTATATAATCAAAACTATATTTGACCAAGTGCTTTAGTAAAAATATTGTAGGATTTTGAAGGGTAACCTTTTTTACAACTATACCCGATAGAATCGGATTTTCCAAAATGGATTTTTAGTTGTTTTTCATTTTTATAGAATTTAATCATATTTATTTAATCATTTAACTAATAAGGAGTATAATATGAGCATATTCAGTAGTAGAGCTAATATCTTAGCAGAGGCCGAGGATGTAGAAGAGAAGGCATACCTTAAGCGCAAGAAGGCAGGCGTGAGGCGTGGTTACAATCGTACCTTTGGTGTCCAGATACCTAGTAAGAATGACATACAAAGGGAGTGCAATGCTGATCTTAAGTATCTCAATGACAAGTGTGTTGAGAAGGGTTGGCTGCCAATCTGGGAAGACCCTGATGAGGTAGAGGTGAAGGCAGGTAAGGTGAAGAAGTAGAGGAGGGGCATTTGCCCCTTTTCAGTGCTATTGTGCGCTGGCATGTTTATATAAATACATAACTTCGAGTTGTTCATATATTTCATATCAGCGTATATATAGTATATTTAATTAACTTGGTCATTAACAAGGAGGAATAAAAATGGAAGAACTTGCTATTAAGATCATAAATACTCTTTATCCTAAACTAAGAGATTTTATAGGTGTTCATGAGTCTAAAAAGGCAATGGTTATCACCTTATTAAAATTAGAGGATAAAGAGCTAATTAAATTATATGATGCAGTTGTTCATAATCATAAGGAGGTTAGTCATGTGTGACATGTCGATGTTATTTATGTTAATCACATCAATGGTAATTGGTATAGGTATCTGGGTAGGTATAATAACTTCAATCATCAAATATCGTAACAGGAGGAATAAATAATGGAAACAACACTAATTCAATCTCACAACTATATTATCAATTTAAGTAATGTAGTATATTTCCGTCCACGGTATGGATATTACGACAATGATAAGCTAGCTGATACAGGTACTAACTTCTTCATGACTAATGGAAAGGTAGTAACTATCACATGTCCTTGTAATAAAGTAATTGAGCAACTTGGTAAAAGAATGCCAACTCATCACATTATTAAGCTAGACTATTAATTAGAAGGTAATCATTTAATCAATGGCGGGATATAGCCAAAAGTAATAAGTAAGGAAGAACCTTACCGTTACATCGGCTGCAATATTCAGTGGAGACTGCAATGTTACCCTGAGCTAGTTAAGTAGGGGTTGAACACAGTAAAGCTGGTAGTCCCGCCATTTAATTGTTAATTGCAAAGGAATTTATCATCATGTTAGAAGTTCCAGATAAGGTTAGAATTAGGCAACTCAAAGAGTCTTTAGAGTTTTATAAACAAGCAATTAAAGAATATCAAGACATAGTTAAAGTATATGAAGAAGCTCTTGGTATCAAAAGAACAAAACTGGAGGTAACAAATGAGAAATGAACAAGAGATAAGAATGCTTATGGAGTCTTTCAAGTGGAATTGGGCTGTTGGTAATATGATTGGATTAGTTCAAGATACTCCTGGTTTAGAAGATACTTACAGGTCTTGTGTAAAAGCCCTTGCTTGGGTATTAGGTGATGATGATATTGCATTAAAAGCTCC